AGAAACTTATGAACTACATGAACTTACACTTGACCACGTTCGCCCTAAGTGTCTTGGTGGCGAAGACCTTACTTCAAATTTGGTACCCAGCTGTAGGAAATGCAATCAGGCTAAAGGAAGTAGAAATTGGCTGCAATGGATGAGGGACACATTTGGTCCTACTAACAGGGAAACATTAATTCTATCACACATTCGTTAATTATGGCAATGACACGTAAAGGTAAGGATCAAGACAAGAATCGTGGATCCGTAGCAGAGAGCATCAAAGAGTTCGGTAGGCGGATGGATGCTGCTCGTATGTCTCGTATGCAAGGACGTAGTAATCTTACGTCTAAGGATTTAGAAGGTAAGGCTAGTGGTGGTTCAGCTACCATGCTAGAAGCCCCTAATGGTAAGGAATATAAGGGTCCTGCTCGCGGTGAATACAAGGCTAAGAAAAAAGAAGATCAACCCAAAGCAAAGGCTAAGCCCCGTCAACGTCGTGGTGCAGGTCGTGAGGACATGATGAGTAATCAGCGTCAACGCGAGATCATGGAACGTGAGGAGCGTAAGCGTAAGAATAACATGGACAAAGGCGGGTCCAATGTAGTTGGGAGCTAAGTAACCCCAATGGATAAGGAGTTATTTCAGCTACTGGCTGAAACTGCAGTTAAACTGCAAAGCGAAAGCGAGCCTCTTATTAAATCTAAACAACTATCTAAATCACCTACTGTTAGAGCTTATGCTAACGTTGTGAATCAAGGTGATGATCTATTTGCTGATATTTTATACAAATACCTGGATGGTAATGTAGAAGTTGATGAAGTTGTTCGTAAACTTAATAATCGTGAAGGTGCACTTATTAAGGCTGGTAATTATTATCAGAAGTTAGAGGGCCATCATCCTATCTATCAAAAACTATTAGCAAATAGACTCTTTAAGGCTGATCCTAAAAAGGCGCTTGAAGTAATTAAAATTATTAGAGATCAGTTGCCTAATAACTTATCTCCTGGCACTGATCCTGATAAATTAATTTATACTACTAGACCCTTGCATGGTATCATTGGCCATGGCGGAAACTTTAAATCAAACACAGCTGGTGAAGTTAACGTTGAACTAACTCCAAAAGAAATAGTTGATCAATTATATCCAGACCTTACAGACGCTGTTTACAGGGCTGGTTATTTAGAGGCTAATCCAGCTCAGCGTTTGATGGTTAATAAAGCTGGTGAAGCTTTGGGCATGACTGATCCAGATAAACAATCACTTAAAGTCAGGCAATCTTTAGCTAAACAGTCTAAGCAGTTTCCTATCCTGCCAACAGAACTAGAAGGTGTGTCGGAAGCTACTGCTAGAGTAGTACCACCTGATCCTGGTAATGTTGGTAGATTGGGTCTTACAGAACTTCCTGATGTTTACGAACTGGGAAAGGCAAGAGGAGCATTAAACATCGGTGGCTATCTACCAATACCTGTACCATCTATGAAAGATTTAAAGCAAAACGCTTTAGGTATGGGAATTGGTGCTGCTACTGAAGCCATCACACCTGAATCTGCTTATGCTGCAGGTAAAGGTGATTGGAGAACTGCTGCAGTAGAAGGAGTTAAAGCTGCAGCTACTGGTGCTATTACAGGTGGTGCTATTCAAGCCGGTCTTACTAACTTAATGCCAAAAGTAGCCGCAGGCCTTGCTAGTGGTCCAGTTATGCCTCTTGTGGCTGGTGTTGGCACTGCATTGACTTTGCAAGACGCTGCTCAAGCATATAGAGCTGGGCAAAGTGGTCGTTCTATTCCTCTTCAAAAGAAAGTAGAACAGTCACAACAGGATAAACGTCGTCAACAAGATGTAGCGCAATTCCGTGCTGCAATGCCAGGACTTGCTAGTAAAAATCGTATGCAAGCAGATTTGTCTGGTAATTTATCGCCACAACAGATTGAATCGTTTAGAGCTGGTGGTGGTAATGCAGCTATGATGCGTGACGGTTTATCGGTACAGCAAGTGATTGAACGTGGTTCGTCGTTGCGTCTTAAAAAGATTGTTAACAATACTATCCGCAATGAGGTGTAATGGCAGAATCTAAAAAGAAGAAAAAGGAAGAGACAAACCCTCTACTTGAACTAATCCGTAAGATTAAGATAGCTTATGCTATTGGCAAGGATCCAGTAGCTAGCGCTATGGCTAGTCGTGCATTTACACCATCCAAGAACGCAGCATTAAATTACGGTAAGATACTAGGTGTTTCATACGATCCAAAGATGCGTATTAGACCGAAGGATCCACAACAACAATTGCGTGCTAGTAACATGCGAATTGGTGAAATAGAGCGTATGACCAATCTATTTGGTGGAGTACGTACTAAGCTCGCTGACTAATCCCCCACCATCGGTACCTAGGAGCCTTTACAAGGGGCCTCTAGGTGCCTTCACGTATATTCTACCACATGACTAAAACAAACGACGTTGTAGGGGCTCTTAAGGCTGATTTTAAGCTCTTCCTTCAAGCACTGTGGGGACAACTAGATCTACCATCCCCTACACGTGCTCAATACGCCATTGCTGATTACCTGCAACACGGTCCCAAGCGACTACAGATCCAAGCCTTCCGAGGAGTCGGTAAAAGCTGGATTACTGGAGCGTTTGTGTTGTGGACACTCTTCAATGACCCTGAGAAGAAGATCATGATTATCTCAGCTTCTAAGGAGCGGGCTGATAACATGTCTATCTTTCTACAGAAGCTCATCATTGAAACACCGTGGCTAGTACACCTTAGACCTAAAAGTGATGACTCACGTTGGTCTAGGATTAGTTTTGATGTTAACTGCTCACCTCACCAAGCCCCATCCGTTAAGTCAGTCGGTATTACGGGTCAGCTCACTGGTTCTCGTGCAGACCTGATGATTCTTGATGACATCGAAGTGCCTGGTAACAGTATGACTGAGATGATGCGAGAGAAGCTACTGCAACTCTGTACTGAGGCTGAGTCTATCCTAACACCAAAGAAAGATAGTCGTATTATGTACCTTGGTACACCACAGACTACCTTTACCATCTACCGTAAGCTAGCAGAACGTAACTACCGTCCCTTTGTGTGGCCCTCACGTTATCCACGTAAAGATAAGCTATCACAGTACGAAGGTCTCTTGTCACCGCAGATCGTGGAAGACATAGAAATGGGTGTAGAGGAATGGACACCTACAGATCCTGACCGTTTCACTAGTGAAGACCTAGTAGAACGTGAAGCTGCTATGGGTCGTAGTAACTTCATGCTACAGTTCCAGCTAGACACAACCTTGAGTGACGCTGAGAAGTTCCCACTTAAGTTCAGTGACCTAGTGGTAACATCAGTTAACCCCACACAGGCACCAGATGCTGTGGTGTGGTGTAGTGACCCACGTAACTGCCTCAAAGACCTCCCCACTGTAGGCCTACCTGGTGATTACTTCTACTCTCCAATGCAGTTACAAGGTGAGTGGAGTGCCTACACTGAAACTATATGCTCCGTTGACCCTAGTGGTAGGGGTACGGATGAAACAGCAGCTACATACATCTCACAAAAGAATGGCTTTCTCTACGTTCACGAAGTACGAGCGTATCGCGACGGTTATAGCGATAACACGCTTCTTGACATCCTTCGTGGGTGTAAGCGGTACAATGTTACTAAACTCCTCATCGAAACAAACTTCGGAGATGGTATCGTCGCAGAACTCTTTAAAAAGCACTTGCAACAAACTAAACAAGCAATAGACGTAGAGGAAGTACGTGCTAATGTCCGTAAAGAAGACCGTATTATCGATGCCCTAGAACCTGTCATGAACCAACACCGACTCATTGTTGATAGGTCAGTGGTGGAATGGGACTATAGCTCCAATAAAGACGCAGCACCTGAGGAGCGTTTACTGTATATGCTCTTCTACCAAATGTCTAGGATGTGTCGTGAGAAGGGAGCAGTTAAACATGACGATAGACTCGATAGTCTAGCACAAGGTGTTAAGTACTTCACAGATGCTATGTCCATTAGTGCTTATGAAGCTGTTAAGATGCGTAAGCAAGAGGAATGGCAAGACATCCTTGAAACATTTATTGATGACCCTCAAGCTGCTACAAATCACTTGGTCTTTGGTATGAATTTAGAGCAAAGACGTAAGGCTAGAGGCCAAAAGACAAAACAAGTCGTACCAACGTGGGTCTGAGATCCCACCCGTACAAGGGAAGTGGAGGGTGGACCACTTTCTCCGAAGTTAGGAAGAGACATGCCTTAGTAAACTAAGACACATCTCTTCCTTCTTTATCTATGTTCACCAGCTACTATTACTCTCTAGACAGTTAACCTTGGGGAAGTTAACATAAGTCTTTCTAGGGGGGTTATATCTTCTTTACTGTATAACACGCCGTAGGCGGTTATTACCGTAAGTACTGTATAACACAAAAGACACAAACTTCCTCTAACCTACACTATTTACGGTTAATACTGTGAGTACTGTGAGGGATTAGGAGCGTAGCTCCTCCCACTACTGTCACTACTGTTATTAACTCTCCCAATAACCTCCACTACCACCTGTTAATGACTCATAGCGTATCTCTAGTACACATCACACCTAATGCTGAAGAACTTATTAGTTACATGGCTAGGGTATCTAACCCAGCTAATCAAAACAACACTGAGACCAGTGCTAAACTAATTAAGTATCTTATTGACCATCAACATTGGTCACCCTTTGAGATGGTGAATATGTGTGTATCTATTGAGACTACCCGTAGTATAGCTGCACAGATCCTTAGGCATAGGAGCTTTAGTTTCCAGGAGTTTAGTCAACGGTATGCCGAGGTAACAGAAGTAGCAGCACCCCCACAGTTCCGTAAACAGGATAGTAAGAACCGACAGAATAGCACTGATGATCTAAGTCTAAAGTTAAACTATCAGTACACTGAAGAGACAATTAAACTTTACAATCAGTGTTATGATTTGTATCAAAGGATGTTAAAAGATGGGGTAGCTAAGGAGTGTGCTAGAGAAGTACTTCCACTAGCTGCACCAACTAAGTTGTACATGAATGGTACTATTCGGTCTTGGGTGCATTACTGTCAACTACGGTGTGGTAATGGCACTCAGCTGGAGCATAGGGTGATCGCAGAAGGTGTCTACAAGCTCCTAGAAGAGCATCTTCCTAGTGTGTGTGCTGCGTTCACTGTTTGACTGATTAAAGCCTACATAGGCGCTGGACTGTTCTTCCGGTAGCCTTACACGTGGATCCATTTAATCATGTCTAAAGCTAAATCTAAAAGTAACTGGTGGTCTGAGCTTGGCCTTAAAACTAATCCGTATGTCTACGGTCCTATGCCTTGGAAACGTACTAGTCTGCGTGCCCGTATGTTAGAAGCTCGCCAAACAGGTAAACTCGCTTGGGTTTGGAAAGATGGTCAAGAGGCTCGTAGATTTCACGGTTATAGTTAATTAACTTGGTTGGTAGGTAACTCTCCCTTCCTAAAAAAAATAACATAAATTTAACAAGCCTTATATCGCCAAGGGGTCTCGTATTTCCCCCCAGTGCCCCCCTCTTGCGATCAAGGACTCACAGCCAATGTAGTTATTAACTGCTAGCACTGTGTCCACTGTCCAGCGTACCTGTGCCTGATGCAGATACTCTGGACACGGTACTGGGGCACTGTCATCATCTATAGTCACGCCTTATTGAGAATGAATCGCAATAAGCAATGAGTTACTGAGATACAATGATAAGGTATTGTAATGGTTCATTGCTGTATGATAAGTTATGTGTATAGGTAGATATGAAGTGATCTGTCTGGCCCTACTAACTCAACAGTACAGCGCAGCTATAACGCTCTCAGCCACCTCTACAAGCCGCTATAAGGCTCCTCTAACCGTTAATAGGTATACTGACACCAATAGGCCAGTAGAGAGGCATTACAGAGCCTTGTAGAGAAAGTGTTCACACGCTGTGTTCATTCGCATTCACACTCACACTCACGCAAACTAACACGAATACAACAGCACTACATTGATACGACACACTGGACACGGCTGCGGTTCGGATCGATAAGGAACGCTGATAGGGTCAATTAAGGGGCTACACGGATCCACTGGGTTCTTGGGATTGACACATCGGTGGGGTCCGGGGTATGTTAGATGAGTCGGTGGGGGAGGGGCGAGGCAAGCCTCTCTCAGGCCCATGGTGTACCTAGACAATTAAATAGTTGTGGTTCGTCACAAGACGGAACTAGCGGAGCGAGCGATCCCGCGAGTAACTATAGGTAGCAACTCTACCTGGTTACACGAACCCGTATCTTATGTTATGTGCAGAGCCACATGCACACTAAACATTAGATCATGGCAACTTGTTCACAACTACTGGAGTTTAACTATGACCAACGTAATCGACCGTACACTTGCTCTTCGTCTCTTCTCTTGTTGTGACAACGGCAATGATATCTTGAGCACACTTGATATGATTGCTGCTGGATTCACTGAGCCTACTACTGCTACCCCTACACTGGAGGAGATTGAATTCTGATGCTAGCTTTAGCTATCCTAATCGTCGGTACTGTTTACGCTATTAAGGAGATCAATGACAACCTTTACCTTTGATGACCTTCGTGCTGCTGTGCAAGACTGCACCAACTATGACTTAGTTCAACGCATGGGTGATGACTATGAAGAGTTCGTTCTTGTAGATCCATACGGAGACATAGATGGTGATCCATTCTATGAACTTAGTGATGTAGAGGACTTCATCCGTAACAACGATGATGTTGACCGTTACCTTTATGGGATGACTAAATGACCTACACCATTTCACGCATGGATGATGAGGGTAACATGATTGCTCTTGAGTCATTCGATACATATAGTGAAGCTGAGATGACAATCAATGCCTACTTTAATATGTATCCCAATGCTTATGTAGACATTATCGTCTCACCTAACTAATCCATTCACAATCACACGACCTAACATGACCACCACCACTGCTCCAGTCTTTATGCTTAAGGGTGATTCACTTCTTAACTTCGTTAACGAAAAGATGCCCCTTATTAATATAGGTGAGCTGATTCGCACTGATATGATCAAGGACGCTGGTTATGTACGTGATAACGGTAGTGCTATGTACACTGAGTTCTATACTGAGCTGCTTAATGCACGAGGTATTGTACCTACCACCGACACTGATGTAGCTGATAAGGAGTATAATGACATGAGCGAGGATGAGAAGGATCTCTATGATAAGATCACCGATACGCTCGGTAGCAAGTGGACTCATGAGGAGACTGTTGAGTTCATGGAGGAACTCGATGACATCGGTATCAACACTGCTAGTGACTTTGAAGAAGCTTATGAGTACACCCACGATAGCTACTCATCGTATGCTGAGAAAGAGTTCGCTGAGTATTGGTGCATCGAGGTGCTGGATGCACAGATACCCGATTGTGTCTTGGCTGCTGTAGATTGGCAAGATGTGTGGAACCATGACTTGCGTTATGACTTCTGCTACATTGAGACTGCTAACGGTACCTTCTTCTTTCGTAATAACTAATCCACTCTTACTCCACTACATTACATAAGATGACCATTTGGACTGAGCAACAGATCATCCTTTCTGTGATTGGAATGGTTGGTATCCTAGCTGTGATACCTGTCTATGTGTACAGCACTGTTCGTAACCCTATTAACAAATGACGTTTCACACTCACGAGACCGCTATTAAAGTCGATGTTTACCCTGATGAGTTCAAACCCATCATGAAGGCTGTCAAGTATGCTCTAATGTGTGATGACTCTCGTAAGGTTCTTACTGAGGTAGAGTGGGCTACACTAAATATGTGGCTTGATGACTTCTCTGGTGTTGCACTTAATGTGGGTGTATGAAGCTAAACATACAACGACTGCTTGAGACATGTATTGATGATGGCATACGTGATGGCATTAACGCATGTCGCGAGGAGAGTGACCTAGCAGCCAAGCTAAGCGAGTACATCTGGGTACAGATCGATTATTACTTCACCTTTGAGGAGGACTAATGGCTAAACCACTCACCAGTGATCAAATCAAGCTACGTCTTGAGATGATTGACTTTGTTGCTCAAGGTATACGCACTCAAGCAACTGCTGGGTATTATGATGCTGAGCAAGTATCGTACTTGACTCAACAGCTTGAGCGTGTTGCTAAGTTCCTTTGTGTTCGTAACTGATTATGTACACCACCTACAAAGGCCTTCGTGAGTATGAGGTCACCATCACAAGCGGTGTTTGGTATCTCCTAGCACCTAGTACTGAACAGGCAGCATGGACTGCTCTTGAACTATCCCAACAACGTAACGAACAACTAGTAAATGTCAAACAAACGGAAGAATGGTAAGATGGGTAAGCGCAAAGAGTTTCCTAACAACTGGCAAGAGTACAAGGATGCTGATGATGACATGTTTCATGAGCATACCTTTGAGGAGATCATGTCTTGGAAGGTAGCAGGTTGGGAACTACCTAGTTCAGTCTGCTGTATCATCCGTACATCTGACCTCAACACTGGTAAGGTTAAGGAGTATGTCTACCAAAAGCGTAGTGCTGCTCAAGCTAAGGTTAATGCACTGATTGACACACCTGACATTGAGTTCACGGTTGTTGATCACGAGTCTATTCACTTCCTCACCCCTACTGATTTCAACTGATGTCTGACTACACCTTCTCCCGTCGCCTTGCTCAACTGATCAAGCAAGTAGAGAATCACCCTAACCGTGATGAGATCATCAAGCTTGCACAAGAGCAACTGATCGACGATAGCGAATTCACAATCACAAACAATTGAGCTTGCCTACACCAGCACAGATCGACGAACAGGTAGCTCTAGAGCGAGAGCAGATCAGACAGGGCTTACAGCGCCTTAGAGACAACACTCAGAAGCTTCAGGATAAGAGCTATGCCAGTGCTACTGTGTACGGTGTGGCATCAATTGAGGCACTGCTACCTCCACTTGTTAAGTACATAGAGGAGACTATTGAGTATCGTATCAAGCGTGGTTCTGGTCATCAATTCGATATACTCAAGAACTATGTCACTCAACTAGAGCCACTTGCTGCTGCTTCTATTGCACTCAAGCTGACCTTTGATAAGGTGTTCTCTACCAAGCAAGGTAGTGATCAACTGCAAGCTGTATGTGATGGTATTGGCAGTGCTGTTGAGGCTGAGTGTCAGATGCGGCACTATGAGAAGACAGCTCCTGGTTTGTTAGCTGCACTCAAGAAGAACTACTTCCACCGTTCTATTGGTACACATCAGAAACTTGTTGTCATCCAAACGATGATGAACAGGTGTGATGTACAAGAATGGGTAACATGGGGTAGAGCTAATCGCATTAAGTTAGGTGCATGGCTACTTGACTGCATCATGCGTACTAGTGGTTGGTTCACCAAGGACTTACGTAGGGTAGGTAAGCAAACCTTTACGTTTGTTGTACCAACACCTGAGTTCCTTGCTATCAAGGATAAAGTCATGAGTGATGCTGAACTATTTGCACCACTTGCATGGCCAATGCTTATCGAACCAAACGATTGGACTAATGAACGCGCGGGTGGTTACCTACTCAATGAGGTGATGAGAGGTAACGAACTGGTGCGTAGAGGAGACTCCACCCGTGTACAGGGGGGCACCCCTCTAGACTTTCTGAACAAGATTCAGAAGGTAGCTTACCAAGTAAACCCCTTTATCTACGGGGTTGCTGAGCAGCTAACCAAGATGGAACGCTCAGTTGGTAAGTTCCTCCCAATCGTTCATCATCCTCTGCCTGCTAAACCTGCTGATATAGAAACTAACTATGATAGTCGCAAGGATTATCGGAGAAGAGCAGCAGAGGTTTTAAACATCCAAGCACAAGAACCTAAGAAGTCTTGTCGTACTAGGATGACGATGGAGGCAGCACATAGGTTCAAGGATAGAGAGAGGTTCTATTGTCCATGGTCATTTGACTATAGAGGTAGAGCATATCCTATTCCTGCTTTTCTAACACCACAAGATACTGACTTCGGTAAGTCACTACTTAGATTTGCTGATGGGTCTTATATGACACCTGAAGCTGAGTCGTGGTTAGCCTTCCAAGTTGCTACTAGTTATGGGTTGGATAAAGCCACCATGTCTGAGCGATTAGCTTGGGTGGAGAATAACATCACACTCATCAGTCGCATTGCTACTGACCCAATCGACTCTTTACCAGAGTGGGAGGCAGCAGAAGAACCTTGGCAATTCTTAGCAAGTTGTGAAGAGTATTATCATTGTGTGATCACAGCTGATAGACAATTCACGTCGTTGCCTGTTGCTGTAGACGCAACCTGTAGTGGCCTCCAAATCTTGGCAGGACTCGCAAGGGATAAGTCAACAGCTAAACTGGTTAACGTCCTTCCTGGTGATAAACCACAAGACGCCTATAAGGTAGTAGCTGAGGTCGCTATGTCCTCAGTACCTGAACGCTTACGTCCTCACCTAGATAGGAAGAAGACCAAGCGATGCGTTATGACTATTCCATATAATGCAAAGCCTTACTCCAACAGGAGTTACATCAAAGAGGCTTTCTTAGAGGATGGGATAGAGCTTGAGAAGGAAGAGCTAACTGAAGTTGTTAAAGCTATCAGGTTAGCTATGGATGTGGTCGTACCAGGTCCTATGGCTGTCATGAAGTGGATTGAGACTGAGGTAGCAGCTGCTGTAAAGCGTGGTGCACAATACCTTGAATGGACCACCCCATCAGGGTTTGTTGTACACCAGAAGCTTAACAAGAAGCAGTTCCAGTCTATGGAGCTACAGCTACTAGGTCGGTGTAAGATGAGCGTTGCTGTTGGTGATACCGATAAGGTAGACATCAACCACCACAAGAATGCTACTGCCCCTAACCTGATCCACTCACTTGATGCTAGCTTGCTACACTTGAGTGTACTACGCTTCGACGCACCTATTGCTCTTATTCACGATTCTGTGCTTTGTCGTGCAACGGATATGTCTACCCTATCCGCCATTGTACGAGAAACCTACATGCACTTGTTCGCAGAGCATGATTACCTACGAGACTTTGCACAACACATTGGTGCAGAGACTGACCCACCGATCATTGGTGATCTAGAACCAGAGACCGTGATCGAATCCACTTACTTCTTTTGTTAATGTCACAACCCATCCACGTTACTCAACAGCCTGTTATCCTTGAAGGTTATCAAGCTGTACTGAAACCATCTAAGTTCGGTTATTCACTGTCTGCACTACTGGACTCCCAGCTCATCGAAGCATTGGAGGAGGACCGTAAGGAAACACTTAAGTGGGCAGAGTCCAAACTGAAGAACCCTAAGCGTAGTGTCCTCAAGCCTGAACCCTGGGAAGAGGTTACTGAAGGTTCCTATAAGACTAAGTTCTCCTGGAATGAAGAGAACCGCCCACCTGTTGTAGACAGTGAGGGCACACCTATCACCAATGCTGACCTGCCTGTCTATAGTGGCAGCAAGGTTAAGCTTGCCTTCCGACAGAAGCCCTACATTCTCAAGGATGGTGTCACCTATGGCACTAGTCTTAAGCTTGTTGGTGTCCAAGTAGTAGAGCTTGGTGGTGGTGCTGGTATTGATCGTGGTGATCTTGGTGAGACTGAGGTAGCTGCACTGTTCGGTCAGACTAGTGGCTTTAAAGCTAGCTCGGTACCTGCTACTGTCACTGATGAGGCTAGTGAGGATGTTGTCGAGGATGACGACTTCTGATGGCATTCCGCTCAGGACTTGAAGAGAAGGTCGCTGATCTTCTCACCAACCTGGGTGTCAAATACGAATACGAATCAACCAAGGTACCTTACGTACTGCAATGCAACTACACGCCAGACTTCCTCCTACCTAACGGTATCTATCTAGAGACCAAGGGTCAACTAACGGAGGAGGATAGGCGTAAGATGAAAGCAGTCAAGGCAGCACATCCTGACCTTGATATTCGTTTCGTATTTCAGTCACCCCACAACAAGATCTACAAAGGATCAAAGACCACCTATGCTAAATGGTGTGAGAAGCATGGCTTCCAATACTGTTCCTTCCACTCGATTCCTATTTCATGGCTGACGTAAATAAGATCAGGCAGGTTGTTGCTGCGCTGATTGAAGCATTTGATAGCACCAGCTCACCTAATGATATCATCGAAGCATTCGAGGATGAACTCGATGCTTACGAACAACTGATCCAAACTTACCACCAAAAGTAATGCGCCCCACACAATACGGTTCTGTTGAGTATTATGCTGATGGCTTCAGTGACTACCTTGCTGATGTTGATAGCGCAAACCCAGCAACCACAGAGAATCTCATTCAAGGTTTCTATCAAGCACTAGACTCATGGTTCGAGTACCACGATGAGCAAGCACGAGAATATGCAGAACTCCGAAAGCGAGTTCGTCAGGCACTTACCGTGTGATAATTGTGGGTCATCTGATGCAGCTAGCCTGTACACAGATGGCCACACTTTTTGTTTCTCATGTAACGCCTACACCAAAGGTGATGGTGATGTTCACACTCATAAAATGTCCACCAATGTCCAACTCCGAGGTTCAGCCGAGCGGCTGCAAAAGCGGAACATCTCAGAAAAGGTTTGCCAACAATACCGAATCTACAAAGACGGAGACGTTCTACGCTTCTATTATTTCGACGATGCTGGAGTCGCTAAAGGCTGCAAGGTAAAGACAAAGAGTAAGCTATTCACTTATGAAGGAGAAACACCTGGAACACTCTTTGGACAACATTTGTTTCCCGCCACTGGAAAACGAGTCGTCATTACAGAAGGGGAACTCGATGCGGCTTCATGTAGTGAAGCTATGCCGGGGTGGCCGATGGTATCTCTACCTAGCGGTGCCGCTGCGGCCAGGAAGTCGGTTCAACGGGCTCTCCAATGGCTCCAGGGTTATGAGGAGATTGTCCTGTTCTTCGATAATGACGAGGCAGGCCGTAAGGCAGCGGAGGACGCAGCAGGCGTCTTACCACCTGGCAAGACAAAGATCGCAAGACTTGAGGAATACAAGGATGCGTCAGACGCGCTTCAAGTCAATGACACTGAAGCAATTCGTAGAGCGATTTGGGACGCGAAACCTTACCGTCCAGATGGGATCGTCGACGGAAAGTCTCTGCTCGATGTAGTAACAACACCAAACCCACCATCAGATCATGACTACCCCTTCGACGGTCTTCACCAGAAGCTACATGGGATACGGTATGGAGAGCTTGTCACAATTACTGCAGGCTCTGGTATTGGTAAATCCAGCTTCTGCCGTGAACTCGCAACTCACCTTCTTAATAACGGAGAACGAGTTGGGTACTTGGCGCTTGAAGAAAGTAACCGTAGAACCGCCCTGGGACTAATGTCCGCTGCTGTTGGTAAATCACTTCACCTTGGTAACCATGACCGAACTGCCCTCACCGAAGCTTATAATCACAGTCTTGCTAAGTGGAACCTGTTTCTTTTTGATGGCT